CCCTGGGAGCCCGGCATCAACTACACCGTGGGGAACCTCCGCCAGTATGACGGCGCTCTTTATCGCTGCGTACAGGCTCACAAATCTCAGGCTGGGTGGGAGCCGGACAAGGCCGCCTCCCTCTGGGCGGTGACCAGTGACCCGGCGGAGGAGTGGCCCGCTTGGAGCCCGCCTTTGGGGGCACATGACGCATACAGCGCCGGGGACAAGGTGAGCCATAACGGCAAGCATTGGACCTCTGCGATGGACGGAAACGTTTGGGAGCCCGGCCCTTATGGCTGGGATGAAATCACGGAATAGGAACGGGAAAAGGGCCGTGAGAAAAATGAGGTGCTTATCATCCAAGGCATGGGGGCGGCCATCGCTCTGGGGGAGGCCACGGCTGAGGCCGTCCAGCGCATCCCGGACGCCCATTGCAACGGTGATATGCACGCCGCCCTGGAGTACGCCAGAAAGGTCAAGCACCAGCACAAGGAATTTATGACGGAGCAGAGCGTCCAGGCCCTCTACTAAAGGAGGGCGGGCGCTTTGGAATTTTCCAAGAAAATGCTGGTGCTCCACATCGTCATTTCCGTCACCCTCTGCACTGTCGCTGTGGTGGGTATTTTCCGGGGCCTTGATGTCACCGCTGTAGCGGCTCTGGCTGGCACCTCTCTTGTGACAGACGGCACCTGGGGCGGCTTTTACCTGTGGAAATCCAAGAATGAAAACCGGGCCAAATATGCCCAGCGTTTTCTCAAACAGTTTGCGGGCCAGTATGGGGCGGATGTAGCCCTCCGGGCCGCTGAAATCGTGCTGAAAGACTAAAGGAGGAGATCACACCATGAGCAAGATGAAGGCTCAGACCCTTGTGGACAAGGCGGTGGACATCGCCAAGAACTACAAGACGTTGTATGTCATGGGGTGCTTTGGCGCTCCTATGACGGCAGAAAACAAAACCCGGTACACGCAAAATCACGCCTACAACAAACAGGCGGCCCGCACGGCCATGATTAAGGCCGCCACGGCGGACACCTTTGGCTTTGATTGCGTCAACCTCATCAAAGGCATCCTCTGGGGCTGGTGCGGGGACGCCTCCAAGCGGTACGGCGGGGCCACCTACCCCACCGCTGCCATGTTTGCCGCCGGAGCGTGCCCGGACGTGGGGGCGGATGGCATGATCGCCAAATGCACCGGCGTGAGCACTACCGGCTGGGCATCTATGGTGCCCGGTGAGGCTGTCTGGCTGTCCGGCCATATCGGCATCTATATCGGGGACGGCCTGGCGGTGGAGAGCTCCCCCGCCTTTGCCAACAAAGTCCAGATCACCGCCGTGGCCAACATTGGCAAAAAGGCTGGGTACAGCGCCCGAACCTGGACCAAGCACGGCAAAATCCCCTGGGTGGACTATACGGGGGCCGTGGCGGGCGGCAGCGCCCCGGTGGTATCTCAGCCCACCCAGCCCGACACAAACGCCCAGGGGCCCGCTGTGGGGGCCGTGGTAGCCTTTACCGGCATCCAGCACTACACCAGCTCCAACAGCACCAGCCCCAAGACCTGCAAGCCCGGTGAGGCCAGGGTCACCGCCGTGGCCAAGGGAGCCCGGCATCCCTATCACCTCATCAAGACCACCGGCAGCTCCTCCACCGTCTACGGCTGGGTGGACGCCGCTGACATCGCCGTGGAGGCCTCCGCCGCCATCGCCAAGGGCTCCACCGTCAAGGTCAAGGCCGGGGCCAAGACCTACACCGGCGGCGGCCTGGCCTCTTTCGTCTATTCCAACACCTACACGGTGCTGGAGCTGAATGGGGACCGGGCGGTCATCGGCCAAGGCAAGGCGGTCACCGCCGCCGTCAACATCAAGGACCTCACCCTTGTGGGGTAAAATAACAGGGAGGTAAAAAGTTATGGAAAGCATTTTCGACTGGTCCGTCATTCTCAGCATCGTGGGCGTCCTGGTGGTGCTCACCAACATCATCGTCCAGGTGCTCAAAAAGCTCACCTGGGACCGGCTCCCCACCAACGTCCTGGCCGTCATCGTGGCCATGGGCCTCACGCTGGTGGCGTTTTTTGCCTGGTGCCAGATTAAGGGCATGGCTGTTCTGTGGTACATGGTGGTGGCCGCCGTTGTGGTGGGCTTTATGGTGGCTTATGCGGCAATGTTTGGCTTTGACAAGCTACGGGAGGTCATCTTGCAGCTTGAAAAGAAAAAGGAGTAAAGCCCCCGGCGGGAAATGCCTCTATTGGGCCCGTAAAGGCCCCCACAAGGGCCGTCAAGGCCGGGAGGGGTAAAGATACCCCCGCCGCCCTGGGTTGGGCTGTTTTTTCCGATGGAAAAAAGCCGGAGGGGCCTGCTGGCCTCTCCGGCTTTTTGCGTCTACGGCATGAGGACCTTTGTGTCCCTCACCACTTTGTCATAGGTGTCCGCCACGTCTAAAAAATCAGTCTTGTGGGCCTCCAGCTTTGCCAGATATGCCTCCATCCTTTTACGCTGTCCAGACGGCGTTTTTAACAGCATGGCCTCCGTTGTTTCTTTTATGTAGCTGTTTTCAAGGAAAGCAATTTTTAGGTCTTTCACGCTGGAGAGCACCTGGTCACACGTTTTGCTTGTCCCCGGCAAAATCCCTTTGCACCCCGCTTTTTCGGCTTGCAGGAGGGTCAACGCTGTCCGCTGTGCCAATGCCAACCGGCTGGTGAATGTGTCAATGTTGGCCGTCTGCTGAGCCAGCTTGAAACTTTCGGAGAGGATGCGCACGTCATTCTCTATCTGCTCTTTTGTGTAGTACATCCGCATATCCCGCAATGTTTCCTCCGGCGCATCCGGCGTGTATTGACTGGCCTCCCGGCGCACGGCCCCCGCTGTTGGGCTTTGCGGCTCCGGCTTTACTTTCTTTTTCCTCAGCAGGAAATAGGTAGGAACAGCGAACAACACCGCCCCCAGCACCATCTCCGCCTTGTGCGTATCTACCGCCAGCCATATAAAAACAGCCACATAAATGACGCAAACAACGCCAAAGAACGCCTTTAGAAACCGCCCCAGCTTTTTCACCTTTTCGCCCTCTCTTTCTTGTTCTTTCTTGACCTTTGCAAGCTCCATTATATCCAGCACCCCTCGAGGTGTCAAGTAACAGAGCCTATTTGATAATGACTTGACGGCCATGCAAAGTATAATTACTTTGAAAGGAGGCGCTGCGGATGATTGCGGAGAAAATAAAGGCGTTAAGAGAGGCACGGGGCTGGACACAAGCGGAGCTTGCCCGCCGTATGGGTATCACCCGCAACGGCGTGAACTCCTGGGAGCAAGGGCTTTCCATTCCGTCCCCTGCCAGCATCGTGGAACTGGCAAAGACCTTTTCCGTATCTACGGACTACCTCCTGGGCCTGGAGCCCCTGGCCAGCATCAACGTGTCCGGCCTGGATGAGCGGGACGTGGCAACGCTGGCCATGCTTGCGGACCGGCTGAGGGCCACAAAGGATTAAAAAATTGCCCGGCAAAATTTCTTTTTGCACGGGCTTTTTTCTATCTTGACATTATATACCTTTTGGTATATAATTCGTTTATAAACATCAAAGGAGGCCGCACCTGTGGACAGCAGACTAAAAACAGCCCGCCTTGCACATGACCTGTCACAGTCACAATTAGCCAAGGCCGCTGGCATCAACCTCCAAATGCTCCAGCACTATGAGCAAGGCGTGAGGGACCTGAGTGGTGCCAAGCTGGCCACGCTGCTCAAGCTGTGCAGGGCGCTCCAGTGTTCTTTAGAGGACATCCTGCCAGACGGAGAAACAACGGAGCTATTGAGGCTATACACAGCAGAGCAAGCGGGGTGAACAGCCCCGCTTTTCTTATTTTCTGGAGGTGCTATAAATGAACCACAAAGGAGCCACCCATTTCACGCTCAATGACCGGCAGACCCTGGAGCGGATGCTGAGAAAAGGCTTTTCAAAGCCTGCTATTGCGGAGGCCCTGGGCAAGTGTGAACGGTCTATCTACTATGAAATAGGCCGGGGCCTGTGCGTCCAGCGCACCACGGACCTCATTGACGTTGAGGTCTATTGTGCGGACGTGGCACACCGCAAATACAAGGCTTTCCTCAAGGAAAAGGGCAAGGAGCTCAAAATCGGCCATGACCACGCCCTGGTCAAGCGGCTGGAGGAGCTCATCATGGTCCAAGGCTTTGCCCCTGGTGCCGCCCTTGCGGAAATCCGAAACAACGGGGAGAAATTTGACACGGAAATCTGTGAGAATACGGTCTATAATTACATCTACCGTGGGGACGTGTTCCTTTTCCTGACCCCGGAGCACCTGCATGACAAGGGCCGCCGCCACTACGCCGCCAAGAGTAAAAAGGAGGCCGCCAGGGCTCCCCGTGGCCAGAGCATCGAAAAGCGCCCGGAGGAGGTCAAGAGCCGGGGCAGCTTTGGCCACTGGGAGATGGACAGCGTCATGGGGTGCAAGGGCTCCAAGCAAGCCCTCCTGGTGCTTACAGAGCGGCGGACCCGCATGGGGATTGTCTTGCTGGTGGAGGACCACACGGCGGCCAGCGTGGTCAAGGCCATCAACGGCCTGGAGCGGCGCTTTGGCAAGCTGTTCTATAAACTTTTCAAGAGCATCACCGTTGACAATGGCTGTGAGTTTCAAGACTTCGAGGGCATAGAGATGTCCCACCGGCGCAAGGGCAAGCGGACCATCGTGTTTTTCTGCCACCCATACAGCGCTTTTGAAAGGGGCTCCAATGAGAACATGAACCGGCTGATTAGACGGTTTTTCCCCAAAGGCACCAACTTTGATGAGGTCACAAAGGAGGAGGTGATGGCAGCGGAGCGGTGGGTCAACAACTACCCCCGCAAGATACTGGGCTGGAAGTCCGCCGCCATGCTCTTTGACCAGGAGCTCCAGGCGGCGTGACGCCTTGACCCCATACAAACGTACCAGCCGAATGGGATTGACCCATCCGGCTGGCTTGCCATGTCATTTTGTTGTGAAAACGCATAAAATCCGCCCGCCCCGCTTGTGCAGGGTGCTAATTTTTCTTGACTTTTGCAAATTTCTCTTGACTTTTAGGACGGCACCCCCTATGATTAGTTTGCAGGCACCCGAAAGGGGCCAGCAAGCTAATTTTTTTTATTCCTTAATCCAAAGAAAACCGTCAAGGAGGGCCAAAAAATGAAAGTTACCAGCAAGCAGGAGGCCTGGAACAAGGTCAATGAGATTTTCCCCACCGACTATGAGCAGGACCTGGGCAGCAGCGACCGGGCGGGATACCCCATCTATCGGAGCACCGCTGAGGGTCACTACTATGACTACATCTGCGACCTGGGCAACCGCCTGGAGGTCAACCTGGACAGCTCCCACCTTGCCACGGTCAACATCTGGATTGAGGAGCCCGCCAAGGCGGAGGACAACGTCCAGGCGGGTGCGGAGGCGATGCACGCCGCCAAGGCTCTGGGCCAGACCATCAGCCCCCTCTATGACAACCGGCAATTCACCCTCATCACCCTTTGCGTGGACGGTGACCGCTACATTGCAAATGACACCATGCGCAAGGTCTATGACGGCCTCAAGCGGGGTGAGAGCTGGCTGGCCGGTGACCTCATCGCCAGCTACTGTGAGGCCCAGGGCATCCGCTGGGGCACCATCCAGGGCATCAGCATTGACCACTATGCCCACGGGAAGAACGGCGAGAACGGCGGCCACTTCATTGTCCAGGGCTATGTTGCCCTCCGGGAGCCCGATTAAGGGCCCCCGGACGCCACGCCATCAATCCAACATGAAAAGAGGTGAAACACATGGCAGGCTACGCTTTCCGCACGTTACAAGCTCGGAAAGACCTCCAGACCCTTTGGGAAAACGGCAACACGGTCAAGGACCTGGCGGCGGCCTTAAAGGTGCCCCTCTCCACGGTCTATACCGAATTGCGGCGGGGCCGCACGGGGGACCGGCTCCCGGACCAGCGCCTCAAGTATGACGCCGACCTGGCCCAGCTCACCATGCAGCAGGAGCTTGAGCGGAGGGGAACGCAGAGCTGCCGCTGAGGCATGACCCGCACCACACAGGCACCAAAAAACCAAGGAGGACAACCCCATGAGCAAAAACGAAAACGCCATTGTGCTCAAAGCTGGTGGGCGGGCCATGGAGTGCATCGGCACGGTCCGCCTCACCCCGGAGGCGGAGAAAGTAGTCCGCCGCCTCAAGGCCAAGACCGGCCTGCCCATCCGTCAAATCGTGTCGGACATCATTGTCCAGGCCGAAAACATCATCACCATTGAAACGGAGGAGGACTAATCCATGAAAGAGTACAAATGGAGCGTTGGCCTGCGCCACAAGACCACCAAGGCCAAGCTGGACATCTCCGTCTGGGCCCCCACCTGCGATGACGCCACGCACAAGCTGACCGGCATCCTCATCGGCCCTGAGTGTGAGTACGAATGGACCGGCACCGGGCCGGACTATGACAACGGCCCCAGGGAGCGGGACGCCGCCCCCACCAACCACTAAAAGGAGGAACAGCACATGAAAACCCCCCGTTTCCCGCATTGTCCCCGGCAAGGTCATCCTCTACCGTGGGGAGCCCTGCATCGTCCTGGAGCACCGCAAGGAGGGCACCCTGCTGGCCGTGGCCGAGCAGATTGAGCAGTCCTTTGGCAAGACCAACAACTTCAAGGATGAGGACAACGCCCTCCGGGTGCACCTCAACGGCGCTTTCCTGGACAGCATCACCCAGGGGCACCCGGAGGAGGTCATCACCCGCACGGTGGACCTCACCGCCCTCAACGGCTCCAAGGAGTACGGGACCGTGGAGTGCAAGGTGGCCCCGCTCACCTTGGATGAGCTGCGCAAGTACCACGGCATCTTGCCCAACCCGGAGAGCTGGGAGTGGTCCGTGACCCCCTGGTCCACGCCCTGCGTGGATGATGACCATGTGTGGGTCCTTGGCTTGTACTCCGATGGCGACCTCAGCGGCAGCGGCTGCTCCGGCACCCACGGGTCCCGCCCCGCTTTCCTCATTCCCTCCGATTTTGCGGTGGAGGATGACAGCAACCCGCTGGAGGGGTACAGCAACCGGGAGCTCATAGAGGAGCTTTTCCGCCGGGTGGACAAATGAGGACCGCCCAGGACCCGTGGGACAAGCCCCGGCGCAACCCCTGGCCCATCGTCATGGCCTGCGCCGCCATCGCTCTGGCCATCATCCTGGCCCTCACCGTTTCCGCCCTCACCTTAAACTTTATCTTTGACGCCCTGCTGGCGGACAAGCCCCCGGTGACCGTGGCCACGTCTGCCCCGGAGCCCACCAGCACCCCACCGCCCACCGCTCCGGCTGAAACGCCGGAGCTGGTGAGGCACCGGGATGACATTGTGAGTGACGGGCGGCTCCTGGCCTATGACCTCCAGGAAATCATGCAGGACCAATGTGAGCGCTACGGCGTGCCCTATGCCCTGGCGCTGGCCATCGCTGAGGTGGAAACCCACTTTGACCCGGACGCCACAAGCCCCACCAGTGACTATGGCCTCATGCAGATAAACCAATGTAATCATGAATGGCTCCAAGGCCTGGGCATGGACCCGCTGACCCATGCCGGAAATATTGAGGCTGGCGTCTACATCATCGGCGGCTACCTTGACCGCTACGGGGACACGGAGCGAGCCTTGATGGCCTACAACTGCGGCCCCAGCGGTGCCCAAAAGCTCTGGGACGCCGGTGTCTACCAAACGGACTACACCCGCAAGGTCATGACCGCCCTGGAACACTGGACAAGCATTTTGGAGGACTGACCTATGCCCTATTATACCACCTGCCCCTATTGCGGGGCCCACCTTGACCCCTGTGAGCCCTGTGACTGTCAATCTGAAAACAAGGAGGATTTACAAGATGAGTAACCTGTCCATGACCATCAATGTGGAGGCCCCGGCCCTGGTGGCTGCCGTTGAAAAGCTGGCCGCTGCCATGACGGTGAACCCCAACATCCTGACCCCTGACGCTCCCCGGCCCCAGATGCCCGCTCCGGCGGCTGTTCCGCCCCAGATGCCCGCCCCCGCCACGGGCCCGGCTCCGGCCATGCCCCAGACCCCCGCTCCCGTGACCCCGCCCCCGGCTCCGGCGGCCCCTGTTACGCCCCCCGCTCCTGCGCCCGCTCCGGCTCCTCAGACCGCCGCTCCTGTCATGCCGGTGGCCGGTGCCCCCACCTACACCCTGGACCAAATCTCCAAGGCCGGGGCCGCCCTGGTAGACGCCGGGAAGATGGAGCCCCTGCGGGCCCTGCTGACCAAGTACGGCGTCCAGGCCATCACCCAGCTCCAGCCCGCTCAGTATGGCGTCTTTGCCACGGAGCTGCGGGCTCTGGGCGCTCAGATTTAGGAGGTGCCCTATGCCCCCTGAGAAACACGCTTTGCTTTCCGCATCTTCCGCCTCCCGCTGGCTGGCGTGCACGGCGGCCCCCCGCTTTGAGGAGGGGCTGCCGGAGAGCACCAGCGACTATGCGGAGGAGGGCCGCCTGGCCCACGCCATTGCGGAGCTCAAGGTCCTCAAGAAGTTTACCATCATGACCAACCGCACCTATAACTCCCGGCTCAACAAGCTCAAGAAAGAGGCCCGCTATGACCCGGAGATGGACAAGACCACGGACCTCTACCTGGAGCACCTGCTGGAGCAGGCCATGACCTACAACAGCCCCCCCACCGTGGCCGCTGAGGTCAAGGTAGACTTTGCGGACTATGTGCCGGAGGGCTTTGGCACCTGTGACTGTGTGATGATTGGAGGAGATACCCTTTGCATCACCGACTACAAGCACGGCAAGGGCGTCCCCGTGTCCGCTGAGGGCAACCCCCAGATGCGGCTTTATGCCCTGGGTGCCCTCAAGCGCTACGCCCCCATTTTCGGGGACGCCATCAAAAAGGTCCGCATGAGCATTGACCAGCCCCGCCTTGACAGCTACACCACGGACACCATCACGGTGGAGGAGCTGCGGGCCTGGGGGGAGAGCATCAAGCCCACCGCACAAAAGGCCTTTTCAGGCCTGGGGGAGTTTGTCCCCGGTGACCATTGCCGGTTTTGCCGGGGCAAGGCCCAGTGTCGGGCCCGTGCCGGTGTCAACACCGCCCTGGAGGACTTTGCCGGGTGTGTCCCGGCGGGCTCCCTCTCCCCGGAGGAGCTGCAATCTATGGAGGCCGCCAAGGCCAGCGGGATGGAGGCCCCCGGCCTCCTCACGGATGAGGAAATCGGTGACCTGCTGGTCCGGGGCAAGCTCCTGGTCCAGTGGTACAAGGACCTCGAGGAATACGCCACCACGGCCCTGCTGAACGGCAAGCCCATCCCCGGCTGGAAACTGGTGGCCGGGCGGAGTGACCGGGCCTTTACGGACCAGGACGCCGCCCTCAAGGCCATCATGGAGGCGGGCTATGATGAGGCTGTCATCTATGAGCGCAAGCCCTTGACCCTGGCCCAGCTTGAGAAATTGATGGGCAAAAAGCCCTTTGAGGAGGCGGTGGGCGGCTACGTCATCAAGCCCCCCGGCAAGCCCAAACTGGCGGAGGCCTCTGA